AAGGTCAAGAACCCCGTGAATACAACGGAGTTAAAGGCGAGCGTCTGCGTACCGTCAAATTGCGTAATCAAATTTCACAAGGTCTATTGCTTTCGACCAATGTTCTTGGTTCTACCTTTGAAATTGGCGCCGATGTATCAGAACAACTCGGTATCCAAAAATGGGAAGCCACGATCCCGGTACAATTGGCTGGGGAAGTTCAGGGAGTGTTTCCGTCAATGGTACCGAGGACAGATCAGGAACGGATTCAGAATCTAACTGAGAATCTTGCTAACTTGCAGAGCCTTGAGTATGAAATCACAGAGAAATTGGATGGCACCAGCTGCACCTTCTATAAGGATCTAGACGGAGAATTGCATGTCTGTTCTCGTAATTTTGACCTAAAAGAATCTGCAACCAACACCTACTGGAAGATGGTTACGCAGCTTGACCTACATAATCGTATGTCACAATTGTCTCCTGGAATTGCTATACAGGGTGAGATTATTGGTGAAGGTATTCAGAGCAACCTATATAAGATCGCGGGTCAACGATTCTTTGTGTTTGATATTTACAATGTAAACAAAGGTCGGTATGAGTCTCCCGAGGATCGAACCAAGATTTGTCAGGAACTTGGATTGGATCAAGTTCCAGTGATGTCGCAAACAAGCATTGCTGGGCTTTCAATTGAAGATATTCTGATGTTTGCAGAAGGAAAGAGTGTACTGAATAAACAAACTGAACGGGAAGGTTTGGTGTTCAAATGTAAGAATGATCCCAATATTCATTTTAAGGCTATCTCTAATCGATTTCTAATTAAAAATGGAGACTGATATGAATCAAATACACAGTTTGGAAAAATAATGCCGTTATACACATTCTATAATACCAATACAGGTGACTATTTTGATGAAATAATGTCTTTTGATGTTAGACAAAAGTTTCTAGAAAATAACAAACACATTGAGTCCTGTTTAGCCGCTCCCTCCATTGTATCAGGAGTTTCATTGACGGATAAAGTTCCCTCTGGGTTCAAAGAGGTGTTATCAAAGATTTCCGAACAGAATCCGAATACTGCATTGTCGAATAAAATTGGTGGTAAAGGAATCAAAGAAGCCAAGGTACAAAGTGTACTTGATAAACATGTTGAAAAAATAACAAAGAGATTAGACAAGTGACCTTTATACACTGCAAACCTAAAGTATTACCTGAACTGGAAGTGGAAACAACCGACAAGGGTCGGTTTTATAAACTCCCCAATGGTGAATTGGCCGCCTCCGTGACAACTATTCTTGGTGCTAGTGAAGACAAGAAGAAGATCATGGAAGAGTGGAGGAAGAGGGTTGGTAATGAAGAAGCCGACAGAATCTCTAGAGTTGCTTGCGGTCGTGGTACCAGAATGCACCAATTGTGTGAGGATTATCTATCAAACAAAGAGGATTACTTAAAGGGGTCGATGCCTGATGCATCCCAGATGTTCAAACAGATAAAACCTCATCTCAATAAGATAAACAATATACACTACATGGAAGACGCTTTATACTCGGAAAAGTATAAAATAGCAGGTCGGGTTGACTGTATCGCTGAATATGATGGTGTATTATCAGTAATTGACTTCAAAACCTCTTCTAAAGTGAAGAAAAAAGAGTGGATTAGTAGTTATTTTCAACAAACAACAGCGTATTCTCTAATGGTTGAAGAGCTCCTGGGCTTGACAATTGACCAGGTTGTTGTTATAATAGCAGTTGAGTCGGGTGAGTCCCAAGTTTTCATTGAGAGTGCATCCAATTGGAAAGAGTCTCTTATCGAGGTTATTAACAGTTATTACGGTTAAAAAAATCACTAAATACATCCGAGTATTTATTTTAGGAGATTGTATGCTATCATTGAATGAATTTACTGCGGTTACCGAATCATATAATAGACAATTACTTGATGAAAGTAATTTATTGCAACAAAGAGTCAACAAACACATCAGTAAAGGTGTAAGTGTTGGTGCTATATCACCTGAAGGTCCTCACACAAATACCAAGGAAAAGTTGGAACAAGCACACAAGGTAATTAAATCGGACCTTGAAGAAGCGAGAAAGGCTGGACATATTGGTGGTTGGTCTGGACCCCATAAAGGGCAGTACAAGTATGAGGATTCCAACGATGTTGATTCTGAATCATCTTACCTAGTACATGCTGTGCATCCAGGTGAAAATGCACATCATAGAATGGTTGGTGCTCTGAGTCGCATTGGTATAAAACATAACCAAGAATCGGTTTTATCGATTAATGCCAATAAGGAGGCTAAATGGCATTACCTCAAGGGTGAAAAAGAAGGTAAATCTGAAGATAGAGGTACCCTGAGGTATAATAGAGAGTTGAAAGGTGGTAGTGGACAGACTGCAATGAAAAGAGGCAATCAATCGTTCACTAGTAGTTAATAATTTATTATGTAATGGTGATATTATGAATACTCATTATGAAGGTTTAAATGAATTGAATAACACAACAATATCGTATGAAGAATATACATTGTTGTGTAATGATTATGTTAAGTGGTGTAGAACTGTGCGAGATGATGTTCCCGTCCGAGGAAAAGATCATTTTAAAAGGCACTGGAGTTGGGGCGACGAACGCCGAGCCGAATTCAGGAAATTGGTGGAGGTTCATGCAATCAAAGTCGAGGATCCCATACTGGAGAAACTACATGACTTCAAACTCACAAAATCTGGATTTGAAAGACTATCTGAATTGAGTAAACTAACGAACTCATGACAGATAGTACCCTCATGAGTCAATAAAAGGCTCTGTGGTATAATCCACAAAGTTAAAGGAGAAAACTCAATGGATCGCATAAAGCGAGGGCTATTTTTAACTATTCCATTAATTCCTATATTATTAATTGCGCTGATTTCACTACTAGCGAACATGTACGATTCAGCAATGAAATCACAAATGGAAAAGGTAGAAAAACCATTATTACATACAGAAGAAGAATTTGAATGTTTGGCAAGAACCATATTTTATGAAGCAGGAAATCAATCGATGGATGGCAAAGAGGCTGTAGCACTAGTTGTCATGAATAGGGTTGAATCGGAGAATTATTCAAAGAATATTTGCAATGTTGTAGAACAGAAGGCTAGACTAAAGAACAGAACAATTTGTCAGTTTAGTTATTTCTGTGAAAAGTTACCAGAACCGTATGGTAAGAGGTGGGAAGACTCTTTAATCGCTGCACGAAATGGAATGAATGGTGTCTATAGTAAAGATGTTGTGTTACTGGTACAAGACTCTGTTTATTATCATGCAGATTATGTCAAACCACGGTGGGCGAAAGTGAAGGTTTTTATGGGAAAGATTGGTGATCATCTTTTTTATGAAGAGAAGCTTGCCAAGTGATCGCGCTTGGTATATACTATGTTTTATATTATTTTAGGAGAAAAAAATGGCAGTGCAACAGCTTAGTGTGAATATTCTTTCCAACCCGACTGATCGTGATAAACTATTTAAAGTAATCAAAGAGTGTAGTGGTAGTCTGGCTCGAATGGAAGGCGAACGATCCTACATTAAGGAGGCTATGGGTGATATTTCCAAAGAATTGGATATTCCCAAGCGACTAGCCAACAAGATGCTTAAGTCTTATCACAAACAAAATTTTGAAGAGGAAGTATCTGTACATGAACAGTTTCAACAATTGTATGAATCGGTGATTAAGTAAGGATATAAGATGGCATCACCCAACATGGATGAAATGTTTCAGTTCTCCGAACGCATTGAAAATATTGTGTATGATAGTTATGACTCATTAACTTATCTGGAAGCAATACTGCAACATTGTACGGATACAGGACTTGAAGTTGATGTCGCTGCAACTCTTATACCACCAGTCTTGAAAGCAAAGATTGAGGAACAAGCCTACAAGTCTAATATGCTGAAGGACAAATACAATCGTTTACCTATATGATGAATGGATATGAATGTTATTCTCTACATAATTCCCTGAAACTACACTTCAATAGTGAAAAATTTGATTTTTTCAAATATCAGGGAAAGAGTAGAACAACTGTTAATGCTTTTGAAAAGAGGCGTGATAAGTACCTCTTCCATAAGCTAGCAAAGAAATACAGTGATGATGAAATGCTTGATTTCCTTGTATCTAATCTTACAAGGAAGCATTCAGGTTGGATTGGTGATTTACTAGATGATTCTTCTGATGTTATATTCAAAGAACATCTAAAAGTAAAACAGTCTTTGGGTTACATATTTCAGAATGAGTGTGAAAACTTATTCGAGGGAAGTGAAAATCCAAATGACTTGTTGAGTACGGATGGACAGTATCCGAAATTACTGTCAAAAACTATGCAAGGAGAAATCCATGTAGAAACGCTTATTATACTAAATGATCTATTAGGTTTTTTTAGTGTGTGGAATAAAAAGATAACCGACAACATTCGTTGGCCAGATTTTTACCTAACATGCTTGAAATACCGACCGTTTTTAGTGTATAATAGAGATTACTTCAGGAACATTTTGAAGAAGACTCTAAATAAGTAGTTATCATGTTTAGGTGGACAAGTAGTTATATTTTTTATACATTTTACACGAGGT